CACCGGACAATGCTTTGATTTCTGAATGTGTCAACAGACAATCAATCGTGTGGTTGTGGTCGTGAACCTTGAACCACTCTGACAAATCCTCGTCGGAATTGATAAATTTTGCGACCTCGTCAAAAACGATATTCGCTTGGTCTTGCTTTGTCGCCGTACAAAATATTTTTCCGTACTTGTACCCGTCGAAATTGCCGTAATAACACGCCAAAATACCATTGATGAACGATTTTCCGTTCTGTCGTCCTAATTGCACATAAGATGTTCTGAATCGTCTGTATGACTTTTCCTTTGTTCTCCATCCATTGAGTGACCCTAAAATGAAACACTGGAACGGATATGCCGTCACATGCTCATTTTCCTCGCCCTCTGCAATGGTCAATTCCTCTGCGAAATTGATGATTTCCTCCGACTTTTCAACGTCGAAATAGTATTTGTACGGTGCTGCTTTCGATTTTTCGATGTCGTCAAGATGCCTCTGACATGCAAGACGGACATATTCTCCGGCTGTTATCTTGCCCGATACAACATCAAGGGCGTATTGTGTGCAGCGGTCTTGTGTTTCTCCTGCTTTTGCCATGCCTTAATTTGCATATTTCGCAAATTTGTTCTCCGGCTTTTGCTGTTGTGGTTTCGGTACGACCAAACGGCAGCGGGAGGAAACTGTCAGTCCGAAATCTGATGCTCCCTGCCTACACTGTTTCATGCAGCGGTCTTGAATAATCATGAGGCGTTCTCTTTCTCCGGAAACGACCTGTCTTGTACCGACCTGCACACGTTCTTTTTCGCCCGTGTCCGGATTTTCCCGCATCTCATAGACTGGAACATCCTCCATCAATGGAGTTGCTCTGATTTGCTCTGTGATTTCGATGTACTGCGTTTGTGCAATGAGTAGTCTTGCCAGTGCATCGCAATCAAGGTTTGAAATCAGTTTGATTTCGAGTAATTCTTTTGCAATCTTCCGGAACTGTTTCTTTTGTTCCGGTGTCAAATATGACGGAGGTCTCACTTTGTCGCATGGTGCTGTGACCTCGGCGTTTTTTCGTGCCTCAATCTCGGCTTTTGTGAGGTGCTTTCGCCCGTTCATCACAACCAAATCTATGGGTTGTCTTTGTCCTGCCATGATGCAACAAGCCTCCTTTCCGTCAGTATTTCAGTGCTTTTGTGTCACATTCTGACACCTCTTTCGGATATACCTTTCTACTGAAATTCCCGTGGGGAGTTTTCTCCAAGGAAAAGAGGGGGTGCGACTAAAAACGAATCGCACAAAACTTTTTTATATCCCCCTGCCTCTCGAAAGTGGTACTCAATCAGTGACCTCAACTGTTTTTGTGTTGCTCTCATACTTGCTTTGCTCTGATTATACAGAGCAGTGATTGTGTTGTGTGTCTTATGGTTGAGAGGTATGAGGTTGAACGGATTCAATCGCTGTTCCCAGTCGTCCTCAAGTTCAATGATATGGTGAACCGGATTGCATGTGAGTAACTCATGCTCGACATATAATGCGTATATATCTATGTTGTCATAAACCTCAATGATACGTTCCCGCATTGCCCGCCATTCCTTTGATACATAGAACTCTGCTGCTCTCTCGTCTCGCCGTGTGTTGTTGTATATCATGTGTCTCGACTGCTGCCGTTGCTCACACTCCTCGCACATCTTCATTGACTGTGGAATCAACTTGCCACACCTGCATGATTTCAATAGCATCTGTGTTCTCCTCTCTTGCTGTGTTCTCCTGCTGTGTTATCCACAAGAGGCGGGCAGTTATGCACATGACTGTGTATATCCCACCCGCATATAACAGGAGGGCAAACAGGCAAGAAAAAAGCGACTGCATATCTGCAATCGCTCGTCTCAACTGTTCACGCTAACATATTATCACGTTTATTTTGTCTTTTGTTCACCCACTTTTTACCCCTGTTTTCACCCTCATTTCACCCTGTTTTCACTCCGTTTTTATCATTTTCAATCGCTTTTGCACCGAATAACTTGATTGACAACCGCTGAATCATCACCCTGCACCACTTTTTCGGTGAGTTGCGTCCGCATCCTGTCTCCCTCACTATATCCTCGTATGACATGCCCTTTATATAGACCGCCTCAAGAGTGTCGTATTTGTACCCCTCACCTGCTGCCTCTGCATCTTCCTTGAGCGATGCAAGAGCCTTTTTCAAGTGTTCAAACAGAATGACCGTCTCTGCACGGCACTCTCTGACCGATTGCAAGAACGCCTTTTCTGCTGATATGTTGTATTTGCCTATATCCGGCACTTGAGAGGTCTCTGATACTGCCTCGTTGATGTATCGTTCCATTTCACGATAATTTTCAAGATATAGCAAGGTTTTTTCAATGACCGTCTGCTCCTTTTCCTCTTTCATGCTTTTTCCTCGCTTTCTGCTTTCTTCTCATAGGCAGACCGTGCATTTTACGCCAGTTATTCGTGTTTTTGCGGTTTTCCGCATCTCTCAAACTGCTCATTTTCAAAATTGCCGTTTTTGCCTGTTGCAAAGTCGTTCCCATTTGCAAAACTGCCTCAACGAACGCCTCTGCTGTTGTTTCAATCTTCATTTCTGGTTCTTTCTGTTTTTCCGGTTTCGTGACATCCGGATTTACGGTCGCTTTGTCTGCTGCCGTCTCAATAATGCCCGAAATCTCTTTTTCCGTTTTTCCCATCGCCCGAAATCGGTCAATTATACCTTTTAAGATTCCCATATTATCACAACCCTCCTTTTCGCTTACATAAAAGGCAATTCGCCGTCGATACCGTCCGGAATGTTCATGAATCCGTCTCCTGCGTCTGAATATCCGGCATTTTCTGCCTGTTCTCCTGCTGCCCTCTTGCTTTCTGCAAATTCCTGTTCCTCAATCACAACATCCGTCGTATATACCTTTTGCCCGTCTCTGTTGGTGTATGAACCCGTCTGAATCCTGCCAGTAATAACAATTTTTGTTCCCTGTTTCAGATATTTTTCCGCAAACTCGCCGTTTTTCCCAAATGCCACGCATGAGATAAAATCTGCCGACTGTTGCCCGTCTCTTGCACCTCTCCGGTCGACTGCCAGTGTATAACGTGCCACACACATGGATTCCTGTGAACCGTTCTGCTGTGTATATCTTATATTCGGGTCTCTTGTGAGCCTACCCATCAATATGACTTTGTTCATTCTCTTTTTTTGTCCTTTCTTGAATCAATCTCTCGTATAAACGCAAATCATCCGGCGGGATGTCGAGATTCCAGTCTCTCGCAAATTCTATCCCGCCGATGAACGCCTCTTTTTCTCTATCAGTCATTTTCCCGCTGCATAACATATTCATTTTGCATTTTCTGCAATCTGACAAGTCCTTTTTTGAACTCAAGGTCATCACCATTCATGCACACATCGAATATTTTCTCATAGTCGACAATGTGTGTCTTGATGAACTCTGCCTCTGCTGCCGTCCTGCTCTCATTGATGAACATTCCCTTGACTGCCTCTTTTATCATTTCACAATGGGTCTGTTCCTCCTCTGTCGTTGGAGGTGTGGTTGCAATCATTTTCTCATACGCATTGTCAATCGCTCCTGCAATGAGTTCTTTCCAACCCTTGCCCCGCTCTCCTAATAGCTGACATTCAATATCCTCGAAACGGTTTCCTTGCCCTGCTGCCGTAATTCTGATGTCCTTTTTGCCCTTTGCTGCAATCAGAATCAAATCGTCGTCGTATGCCTCCATGTAGTAGTCAAATTTCGCATCAAAATTCGGATTCGGATTGATGATGATTTCCGGTTGACTGCTGCCCTCTGTTTGGATGCTCACTCCGATGTATTTCGCATCTGTTGCCTTTGCATTGATAAATATTGCCTTTAACTCGCTTTTGTTCATGCTGCTCCTCCATTCACTAATCTGTTGAGTAACTGTTCATACATGGTCTTGTATGTGTCTCTTTCTGTCTGTAATCTGATTGTGTCCTCTGATGATGTCATATTTGCAATTTTCTTGTTTTCCTCAACGTATACTGCTGCATCCTGTTCAATCTCTGCGATTGCCTCCTCATGCTCCTGCTGCATTGTCTCAATTTCTCTCTTGAGACTGTCGATTTTCTCCTGCTGCTCCTTGATGGTCTTGTAATACTCTTTTGCTGTCTTAATGCCATTATCCAACTGCAAGGAAATCATGAGAGCAATGTCGATATTCTCCATTTCCTTGTCTGTCGCCTCTCCGATATATGTTCCGATGCGTTCCGTTGATACCGAATAAACCTGCTCACACAATACCGTGCTGATTCTGCCTGTTGACCTTATTGTCACATGTGTCGGGAGGTCTGTTTTTGGCTGTGTGGTCATATATACAACTTCAACAACATTGCTGTTCTCATTGTTCTTGTTGTTGCTAACCACTACCGCCGGACGGTCTGCGTGTTGTTCGCTCCCGTTGTAGGATGCCCCCCCCTCTGCTGATATAGAACATTTCGCCTCTTTTGATGTCATTCATGATTATTCCTCCTTTTCTGCTACAAGACCAATGACACACCATCCGTCCGTCAATCCGCTGCATGTGATGTCGTCGTCTTTGCATGTGATTCTCATGTCTGCTGTTTCTCCGGTTGCTTTGCCTGCTGCAAATACTACCAATTTGACGACATTTCCGACCTTGAAACCGTCGTCTTTTGTTATCATGTACGGTTTTCTATGTTCTCCCGTGTATTCCTCGAATTTCTCCTTTGATACTCTGATGCTCTTTATCTCCCCCGTTGCATCTGACGGGAGGTTTTTCATTTTCTCCTCCTGCTCCATCTCACGGAGTTTTTTCTTTGTCTCACGGTCGATTGCATCCTGTTCCTCTGAATATCTCTGCTCGTCGGTCTTGTATGCCTCTGTACGGTTCTTGTACTGGTCGCATGAGGTACATGTTCCGGTCTTGACGTTACATGTCTCATATTCGGTGCAGGAATAGCAGATTGATGTGATTCCCTCCGGATGTGGCGTTTCATAATCGTCGCCCGCTTTTGTCTCCGGAGGATTCATGCCGATTTCTGCCTCTGTGTCGGATTCTGACACCTGCTGTCCTGTTGCCTTTTCTGCTTTCATATCTTTCACATCTTTGTGCGTGAGTTCTCCGGTCTCTGTAAATTTCCCCAGTGCCTCCCGCTGCTCGTCCTCTGTCATCCCGCTCAATTCATAGGCTGCGGAAAATGTGAGGCGTTCGCCCTTGAGTTCCTCTTTCCATTCCGGAATCAGATTGTTGTTGACTGCCTCTATTTGAGCAACCTTTGTTTTGCTCATGTGCAGCATTGATGAAATCACCTCTCTCAATCGTCCGGATTGCAGGTCATATCCCTTGATTTTCTTTCCCGCTGCTTTCATACGCTCAAGAGATGCCTTGAGGCGTGTTTCCTCCTCAATCATGTCTGAAACGGTCTTTGTACGGTATGCATTCGCAATTATGATTTCAACCTGCTCCTCGTCATCGTCCTGCGGTGTCGTCAATTTACTGGTCGCAAGTTCAAATTCTTTATATCCCTTTGATACAAGATACTTGAGAGCCTCCCACCGTCTTTCACCTGCCACGATTCTATATTCGCCCATTTCGCACGGTGCATATACAAGTTCGAGGTTCTGTTTCAACCCATACATGAGGATGTCTCCTGCCAGTTCCTCAATCTGCTCTACACTGTAAAAATTCATATCGTTCCGGTACATCTTGAAAATTGAAATGTCCTTTGTCCGGAATCTCGCTCTCGGAGATTCATCAATCCCCGCTTTGCTGTTCTTGTTGAGTGCGTCTTTCACGCTGAATCCTGCTGCCATCTGTTCAACCTCCTGTCATTACTCTGTGAGTTTCTGTTTCTTTGTCTCTGTACGCTCGACGTTGATTTCACCCTTTGCATTCTGTGAAATTGATGCTTTGACCCCCCCTCGGAGGTTCAATGTGACCTTTGCAAGTCCTCCGGTGTAAATCTCCTCGACTGCTGCCTTTAAGATGTTCACGATGCCCTCACCGCATCTCTTGTCCGGTGCTGCATTCTCTCCAAACAAGGCAGATACATTCATCATTGCTTTTTCTTTTCTCTGCCTCTCTTTCTGATACTCGACCGCCTCTGTGCAGTTACATGTCATTGTTGCCTGTTCCTCTGCTTGTGCTGCTGTCAGTTTTTCATCTGCCTCAATCTGCGTCATCTGACCGCAGAATCTGCATTTTGCTGTTTCCACAATATTTCCCATGTGCTTAATCCTCCGCATTTATTTTCTCTATCCTCAACATGTATGTGAGATATAATTTTCCATCTCGTCTGAACCCTTTGTATCTGCTGCAATATTCATTCGCATCCATCCTCATTATTGCAATAGGATTGTTTCTTTTTGGGATGTTTACCGTCACAAGTGCCTCTCCCCATCTTTCGGTTTTTATGTTTGTTTTGATGTTGAAATCAGTGCCTCCGACTTTTTTCATGAATTTTTCTGCATCCGCATATAATTTCATCCAATCGTGTTCTTTCATTCCTACCCCTCCATTTCCTTGAGTAACTCATGCACAACGCATCTGTAATCTTGAGACACAATCCCACGCTTTGAAAATTTCGGGAGTGGTATCATTGCCGTTGTGGATTTCTCTGCGATGATAGAACGACGAATCGGTGTGACAAACATGTCAAATCCGGATTCTGCTTTCAACCACTCCTCAACCTCAAGAGATGTCTTGTTTTTCTGTCGCATTGTCATGAGTGCCTTGATTCTCAAGTCCGGATTGATGTCTCTCAAGTCCTCAATCTGCTCCTCAAGGTTCTGTAATGCCTCGATTTCATATCCCCCGACCTTTACCGGAGCAATAATGAGTTCTGCTGCAATCAGAATGTTAATGACTACCATGTCGAGCAATCGCCCGCAGTCACAAACACAATAATCATATGCACCGGAGACCTCCTCCAACGCCTCACGCAATCGTGTGACTTGATTGTCCTCTGACTTGAGCAGCAGATTCATGTCGGTTTTCATGAGATAGCCAT